AACCGGGTTAAACTCAGTCCAACGGCCGAGCGTGTCACCGCGCAGCGCGAAGCCAATCGTGGAGGATGGGGTGATGGTCATTCTCAGGCCGCCTTATCGAGGGAGTAGAACTCCAAGTTACGCTTCAGGCGATCATCGCCGGGTTCTAACCCGCAGGCAATCTGCCCGTGTTCTACCGCGTCGTCCCGCTTCCCGAGGTGGTACGCCGCCAACGCTACAAGATCGTGCGGCTTCGCCCCCCAGACAGTCGGGTCCATGGTGTAGACCAGCGCTTTGTCCTTGATTGTCAATGCCTGTATAGCACAGTCATAGCTCAGCTGCCAATCCTCAGTTTTGCGCGCGAGGTCAGCCAGTTCGACCCATGGTTCACGGGTGCCCGGGGCTTCCTTGGTCGCCTTATCCAGCCAGACCTTGGCTTGCCCACGGTCGTTAAGAGCTTCATAGGCTTGGGCCATGACACGCATGGCGTAGCACCGCTCGTTCGCCCAGTTGGCGTTCGGGTTCTCGAGGTACTTGTGCAGCGCCACAATGGAGTCGACCCACCGGCGGTGGAACGTCAGCTCACGGGCGTAGTAGAACGCGTTGCGCGGACAGGCCGGGTCTTCCTTCACCGATAGCTCCAGCAGGTCTATGTACTGGCCACGACTCTTGGTTGGATCGGGGTGGTGGCTGACCAGCAGCATGTCAGTGTGGGCGTAGACCTCGTCGATCCGCGCGTCTGGGCGTGGGTACTCGTGGCACGGGTGGTGCCAGTGGTAGCCGTGACGTGCGTGAATCTTCTCATAGAAGAACAGGATGCCTGCGCCCCAGTCAAACTTGTACCGCAGCCGGGTAGTCTTACCCAGTTCCCAAACGCGCTCGATCTCCTCGCGCCAGCCGGGCTCCAACCGCTCGTCGAGGTCGAGACTGATGCACACGTCGATGTCGCGTGGGATCAGCGCAAGCGCTGCGTCACGGGCTTTGTCAAACCGCCACGGGGTGATGCAGATTTCAGGCACGGTCGCACCGCACGCGCGGGCCAGCTCGACGGTCTCATCGGTGCTGCCGGTGTCGGCGATAAGGATTAGGTCCGCGTCTTGCGCGGACTCACAGAACTGTTCGACGAACGAGGCTTCGTTCTTGCTGATGGCGTATACTGCAATCTTCATGTGTCACTCTCCCGGTTTAGTTGGCCACTCGATGGTGTAGGGGAATCCCCCTTGGGAGGTTATGTCACGAAGTGCCTGCCGATAGGAAGCCCATTCAGGCGTCATGGTGTTGTCGCTCAGCGCCATCCAGTCACTGTCCGACAGCAGTTGGTTGCGTTTGGCTCTAACTCTTGCAGAGGATGCATTGTAATAATTTTGTTTTTCCTCTGGTGTCTTTTCGACAACCGACCACTCAAGATGCCACTTGTCACCTGCATAGGTGGGCGTGTCTGCTCGAACGGCTCTGTAGGTCGTTTCGTCGATGGATGGGGCGGCACCAACGACCACCTCAAATACCTCATAAGAGGCAAGCATTTCATCAGGTATGCGGCGAGGGAAAGATGTCTGCGGATTGTCTTTGTGCAAGTCTCCAATAGTATAAGGAAACTTTGTGACTTGTCCGTCTTGTGTTTTTGTGTAGGTCATAGTTGTATCTCCTTATAACGTGATATCTATAAGTTCTTCCGTGAGGACGGCAGGTGCGTCTGTCAGTACGGCAACAACGTCTGTTAAAACGGCGGGCGCATCGGTGAGTACGGCCAGTGCGTCTGTTAAAACGGCGGGTGCATCAGTAAGTACGGCAGCTTCATAAGTAAAAGAGCCGTATGTCCCTGTCCTAGAACCATTGGGCGGCAGTTTAGCGATGAGGAGGTCATTGATGCCAGCGCCGTCTGAGGTGGTATAACCCACCACAATGATGTTGTTAGCCGAGTCTATGGCTACGGCAGCGCCGATGTCACTTCCTGTTCCGCCTAGAGTCCGGTCCCATTGCAGAGCTCCTGCAGAGTTGTACTTAGCGATGAGGAAGTCATAGCCGCCAGCGCCGTCTGAGTTGGTATAACCCACCACAATAATGTTGTCAGCCGAGTCTATGGCTACGGCATTGCCGACGTCACCTCCTGTTCCGCCTAGAGTCCGGTCCCATTGCAGAGCTCCTGCAGAGTTGTACTTAGCGATGAGGAGGTCAATGCCGCCAGCGCCGTCTGAGTTGGTATAACCCACCACAATGATGTTGTCATCCGAGTCTATGGCTACGGCAGCGCCGAAGTCAGTTCCTGTTCCGCCTAGAGTCCGGTCCCATTGCAGAGCTCCTGCAGAGTTGTACTTAGCGATGAGAACGTCATAGCCGCCAGCGCCGTCTGAGTTGGTCCGGCCCGTCACAATGATGTTGTCAGCCGAGTCTATGGCTACGGCATTGCCGTCGTCACTTCCTGTTCCGCCTAGAGTCCGGTCCCATTGCAGAGCTCCTGCAGAGTTGTGCTTAGCGATGAGGAAGTCAGTGCCGCCAGCGCCGTCTGAGGTGGTCCGGCCCGTCACAATGATGTTGTCAGCCGAGTCTATGGCTACGGCATTGCCGAAGTCATTTTCTGTTCCGCCTAGAAGTGCGATCCAACTAACAACAACCCCGCCGCCAGCAGCAGCCTGTAACAGCTTTGTGCTAATACCGCTCATGCCAGCGCCGCCCCAGCCGTGAAGCCATACCAAGTCGTGCCGCCATCATGGGTGTAGAACACGAACACATCCACTTCTCCCGAACCAGCAGAGATCGTAGGGGCCTCACCACCAGCCCAGTCAACAGATGCAGGCCATGTGATCGTGCGGGCTGTGCTGTCTTGGACAACCTTGAGCGTGAAGCCAAAGGCGCGCCCAGAGGCAGGCGGGTTGCTGAATGTGTAGGTCACGTTCTCAGTCAGCACATGCGTGAACACGTTGCCATCGCGGCAGTTGATCGTCGCTGCGTTGCTGGTTGAGGTGATTGCAGTTTCGTCTTCGACCACACCGGCGTCGAAGATCACGACGCCGTTTGCATCAGCCGTGACAACCTTGCTGGCCTCGGACGTGCCAAGCGTTGTGATGTCGAGGTAGTTGAATTCCGCAGTTGTCGCAGTGACGCCGTCAAGGATGTTTAGCTCGGCGGTTGTTGCAGTAAGCCCATCAAGGATGTTTAACTCAGCCGTTGTGATCGTCGCCCCGTCAAGGATGGCAAACTCTACGTTAGTCACACCGCCGAGAAGCGTATCGATCGCATCCCAGTTTGCGTTCAGCTTTGTTCCCCAAGTGTCTTCGGAAGCGCCGACCTCTGGCTTTACGAACGTGTAATTGGTTGTGGTTCCGTCAGCCATTATGCGGCCCTTTCCAAATAATCTGCATCAGTCCAGCTTGTGACCGGGTCGGACGCGTTGATCCACTTATACCGCGCAGATACTGGCGCGGCTATGCCTATGTCATCTGAGGCCGACATCAACCTAACCCGGTTATACGATATTTGCGGCGAAATTGAAACTGCATCAACGACAGCGCCCACGATTGACATAAAGCCCTGCGATGTTGACGCAAAGACCACGCTCGCAGCAACTTCACTTTGGCGAACAGCAACCGCAGAGCAAGACGCCCCGACGCCAATGCTGGCAGACGCGCTCGCATCTTCTGTGCTGTAGTTTTCGCCATAGACAAACGTGCCGTATGTTGAAAGGCCGTATCCGGGACGGAAACCCACATCCACGTCGTACTTGACGGCAGAGACAGACATGATGCCGCCAAGGCTGGCAACCGCCGATCCCTGCACCACGCGAACGGGCGTTGGATTGGATGCCACAAGCCCCACAGACGCCGCACAGGACGCCTCAACGATAGTTACTGCACTCGCAGACACGGAAAATGAAACACCGACCGCAGCAACAGCCTGTGTCGTCTCTGGCACGCCATAAGCACCAGACCCGTGAACACCCGTGTCATATGTTGAGCGCAGCGCCATCAGCTTGCCGTGATGTCAAGGTCGCCGGTTGGGATGCGAAAAACGTCGCCGTCATTGATGGCTTTCGCAACGGACAGCGCCGAATGCACGATCATGTTGCCGCTGGTTGACGCATCCATGATGCCAATGTGGCTGACTGTACCCCAATTGCCGCCGTTTGCAGCGGGAAACTCAACAGCGGCAGAGTTTGACGCCGTGTCGCCGGTGACGGTGAATGTCACTGCCGTGCGGGCGTAATCAAAGCCAGACACCTCAGTGCCAGCCGTGCCGGTGTCGGTAGGGTCAGACGTGAACAAACCGATATACCAAACTGTCGGGCGCGTTACGCTCCCAGTCGTCAGCAGGTATTGCAGCGTGCTTGTCTCAAATGCGTTTGTCAAAGACATGGTTGTCTCTCCATCAGATATATCTGGCGCAATTATACACCATGCTGGGTTTAATAGCTAGTGACGCGCATCCTAAGGCCAGAGCCTGCAAACCGCGTGTTGTCAGAAGCAAGCTGCAATGAATTAAGCCCTTGAGAATACAACGCAGCCCACGTCTGCAAGCGGGCATCGTCGATGAGATACGGGGCCGATTGCATCAGCGATCCGTATAGATAAACGTCAGGCGCGGTTCGCAACAGCCAGTTGGCTGCGTTCGTGCCGCTCAGAGCAGGCGTCCGCTTGTAGTATGTCAACTGCATTGGATATTCTGCGTCCGGCGTTGGGAACACCTCAATGCTGTCACCGATGTTTGAATAGAACCGAGGCTTGCCCGGCGTGTCCATTGTGTTTTGGCGATACTCAAGCATGTCGTCGCGGGACACCAGTTCCAGCCGCACAGCGTCGTTTGACGTGATGGCGAACCGAATTGTCTCCATCCAGTCTGGCGGCATCTGAACATACCGGCTGTCAAGCGTGGCATCGGATCGTTCAACCATGTTGTAATGGCGAAGATCCCGATCAATGCCAGCTTCGGCCAGCGCAATGAAATCAGGGATTACAGCTGCAAGGTCGTCGCGGTTAAGCCAGTTTCCGATTGATGTCTGCAATTCTGAATATGTGCTGATCGCCATTACTTAGGCTTCTTTGCTGTCTTAGCAGATGCCTTGAACGCAGCCGCCGTTGGTGCGCCCTTGGTGCCAACCTTGCGCATCTTCTCGCCAGATCCAGCCTTGATGCGGGCTTTCTTGGCGGCAATGTTTGCATAAAGACCCTTGGCCATCACTTCTTTCCTTTTGCGAGACAACGGCCAGCGGCCTTGCATTTGCCGGGTGTCGGACAACCCTTGCAGGTTTTGAACATAGGCGCTTTGGTAGGTTTCCGCATGTCAGGCTCCATGACGCGATTGCTTTATGCCCGCTGGCATACCATATCCCAGCCCGTCACGCTAGACCGCGCAGGTTCCGTCTGATCGGTTCGTTCTTGGTCGCGCTCTCACCACGGGCTGTCGGGGCGAAGACAGCCACAAGGCCAGCAGCATCGCTGTTGCTAACCAGAACCCCGTTGGCGAAATAACAGTGGTGATGGTTAACAGTCAGATCGTAAACTGGCTTCTCGCTGCCATTCCGACTTATAGCGACAACTCTTGCCGCAGAACCTACGATTGAGCGCGATGGTCTCAAATTCCGCATTACAGACCTCACAGCAGCCAACGCGCATTTTGCGCCCGCCACGGGCCAGCTTGCCAGCGGCGCGAAGTTGCCGCTTGTTTTCGTCGCTTCCGACCCACGGGTTTGTTTCAGCGTGCAACATGGAATGATCCGATGCCGACATGCATTGAAGGTTTGCCGGCCTGTTGTCGGACTTGTCGTGGTTTTTGTGGTGTATGTGATAGCCGTCAGGTATTTCACCATGCGCATCAATCCATACTGCTCGGTGCATAAATTCTGACCTAGGGTAACGTCTAGAGTAGTATCCAGTTTCTGGGCTGACGTAATACTTAACGCCGTTGAGCGTTTGGAACGGATGCTTTGATGCAACATTCCTGCCGACGTTCCTGCCTCGCACATTCCAGTTGTCACGGTCGAAGTTGTCCCAATTGCCATCAATGGGAACAGCTTCATCTGATTTTGAAGCGCCCAACCAGACACGGTGCAGCATAACTTGCTTGCCGCCCCGCTGAGAAACGTAAAAGCCGCGCTTAGGCCAGAACCAAAACTTGGTGCCGCCATACTCTCTGAAAAAGCGGTCCGATACCCCGCAGCGTTTGCGTTCTCCAACTTCAGACATGACACATCCTCATTTGTGATTATCATGTCACCATACCCGATTGCATCTGCAACAACAACGCCTTCAATCGTGAATACTTTATGCTCTGGCGTCATTTCTAATTTGCGCCCGTCATCAAGCGTTATCTGCACTGTTTCGCAAGCTGTCTTTACCATGCCAGACCATTCAACCAATGCATATCCGGCAGGCGTTAGAACGAAGTCACCAGCCATCACATCCTTGATCTGCACCGCCCCACGGCTGGTAGAAACAATGGCGTCACCGGTTAAACACGCGTGACTAGCCCAGTCGTGATCTGGCCCCAAGCCAATCTCGCGCTTGTCGTCCCATTTCTCGTGATACCATGACAGCGCCTCACGCCCGGCAACCGTTGCGTCCTCATTGAACCGACACTGCGGGAACATGGACCGCAATGCATAGATCCGCTGGACAGCAGCGCCCTTGCCTTGGTTTGGCACCACATACGTTGCGAAGCCAGCCTCTCGCAGAAACTTCTCCGGCGTCACGCTGTAGACGTTGTCGTGTTTGACCCCATCGTGCGGCAGAACGCATGTCGCATCAGCATAGTTGTTCTCACGCAGCCAATTGACGTGCGCCTCGAATGGCTGGCCGACAGCCTCGTAGTAATCCAGCCAGCGGATCTCCTCACCGACATACTGCACGATCCACATTGCCGTGGCATCCGCTGACGATGATGTTGAGCCAATGTCCCAGACCGCATAGACCTTGTTCATGCCGTGCTTGTTGTAGAACCCGATCCGGTTTTCCT